CTCCCCTAAAAAATTTTTGTTGACACCAACTAAGTCATCCTATTCTTCTCCCCCATGCCCGCACTTATTCACGACCAGTACACCCTCCTCCCCATGAGTCGCCAAGCTCGCTACGCCCGTCGAAAGCGAGACGCCAACTGCTGCCGCATCTGCGGCAAACCCGGCGGCTGGCTCTGCACCGTCCATCGGGAAAAGCAGACCCAGTACAACCTCAAGGCCCAGACCAAGCGCCGACTGGCGCTGCAAAGGCTCAACGCCACCGATGGTGCCGAGCTGGTCTAATCCCCCATCCGCCCACCGCCACATACCCATGAAATTCTCCCGTACACCTAAAAGCATCGAGATTGCGACCCGAACGAACATGATCGCATCCGGCAAGCACCACATCCAGACGGCTGGCACTTTGCCCTTGGAGATTGTCAACCTAGCTCGCACCTACGCGCCCGAGGCTATCGCCAAGCTCTTTGCCACGATGCAGTCCGACGAGACGCCGCCAGCAGTGGTGGTCAAGTGCGCCGAGGTCATTCTGGACCGAGCCTACGGCAAAGCGCCGCAGGCAGTACTGGTCGGAGATGCCAACGCCCAGCAGCAAGCAGGCATGGCGTCCATCCCGGTCTTGGATCGAGTCGCAGCCATCCTCGAAGCCCGCAACATCACCAGTTCCGTCCGCGACCTCGAAGCCTCGGAGATCACCGTGGACGGCGAGATGACCGACATTCCTCCCGAGCCACCTCAACCCATCAACGTCACGCCACCCCCGCCACCCCCGCCACCCCCACCAGACACCGGCGACGACCTGATCTAACATGGACCTCAATCTTCAAACGACCTACCTCTGGCAAATCGAGATCCGCACCGCCAATAGCCAGATGAGGATGCGCATCCTCGGCACCCGTGGCGACGCTGCCGCATTGGTGTTGTCTTACCGTCCACCTTTTCAAGAGTGCTGGATACAGATGGAAGCCATCGACGCTGATCCCCAGATCTGACACCATGCCCGTCCCGAACCACCAATTCCTCTCCCTCTGGGACTTTTTCTCCAAAGTCTTCGTTCCGCTCAATCGGCTAGAGCTGCCGCTCAAGGCACTGCACAAGCACACCTGCGACACCATCGAGAAAGCGGTACTCGGCAATCTGGGAAAGAGTTTCCTCATTATCAACGTCCCGCCTCGCGTCGGGAAGACCAAGATGGTCGAGGCGGCGACGGCGTGGCTCTTCGCCTACTTCCCCGACTCACAGGTCATCTACGTCTCGTACTCCAACGAGCTGGCAAAGACCTCCGTGCGGTACATTCAAGAAACGATGAGCGCGACGTGGTATCAGGATCTCTTCGAGACCCGGCTGGGCAACATTCGCCAAGCGGACCACTTCACGACCACCAATGGCGGCAAGGTGTACGGCGATGGCGTCGGCGGGTCGCTGACTGGTCTCGGTGCCGGTCTCAAGCGCCGAGCCGGTGGCTTCATCGTGCTGGACGATCCGGCCAAGCCCGATGAAGCCATGTCACGGGTCGAGACCGACAAACTCAAGTTCTGGGTCAACAACACGCTCTTGTCCCGACGCAACTCGTCCCAGTGGACGCCCATCATCTGCGTCAGCCAACGGCTGTCCACCGACGACCTGCCGGGGTTCCTGTTGGAGAATTACCCGCAGGAGTGCGAGCTAATCAAGTTCCCGGCCATCGTGAATGGCGAGTCAGTCATTCCCGAGACCATCACGACAAAAGAATTGCGCGACATCGAGCGGGTCAATCCGTTCTCTTTCGCTTCGCAGTACATGCAAGAACCTATCGTGCTGGGCGGCAATCTCATCAAGCTGGCGGATTTCAAGTATTACGACGTGGAGTCACCGCCGAAGTTCGAGTTGAAGATTATGACCTGCGACACGGCGCTAAAGAGCAAAGAGTCGAACGACTATTCGGTCGTGCAGTGCTGGGGCAAGTCCCTCAAACGCGCCTTCCTGATCGACCAGATCCGGGGCAAGTGGAGTCCGACAGAACTGCTCAACAACACCGCCAGATTCTACGCCAAGCACCACAAGGGCTCGTCTCCGATGAGCTACATCGCCATCGAAGAAGCAGCGGCGGGGTACAACCTGATGATGGAAATGCGCAAGAAAGGCATCCCCGCCAAGGGCATCGTGCGGCTCACGGACAAGGTGTCCCGCGTGATGACCGCGCTGCCGTACCAAGCGACGGGGATGGTGTTCCTACCCAAGACCGCCAACTGGCTCGCAGCGTTCGAGGTCGAGGCTGCGAGCTTCCGAGCCGACGGCAAGAGCACCCACGACGACCAAGTGGACGCCATGACCGACGGCATCAGCCTGCTGCTGGGCAAGGGCACTTCTATTCTGAACGTGCTGGGGTCTCCGAAGCCGCAGCAACGGTGATTGCGGCGTCGATGGCGTCGCGGTCTTTGTGGTATTGAACGTAATTGCCACCGCCAAGATGATTGGAGTAGGAGTGATAAGTTTGAGCACTGCGGTCTAGCAACCAATCCAGCCGCGCTGAGTCGGCTTCGGCGCGTTCGGCTGCCGCCAGAGCGTGTTGCGCGGATGCGGATTCGATTCGTAGAAGTTCTTTTAGCCGCTCCACCCTTTTCTCGGCGCGGGCAACGGCTTCGTGTCGCTCTCGAGCGAGACGATCATTTTGATCCCCGATTAGTTTGGGCACCGAATCAAGAGTTGCCGTCAACCGCTCCACCTCGGCGCGGAGGCGATCACGCTCGGCAACGGCAGCGTCTCGCTGATCGCATATCGCGTGGCAGTCGAGCAAGCCGTGGCCGGTGAAGCGTTCTAGGTCGGCGCGGAGTTTTACATTCTCTGCAATCAAATCGTCCGCGTGCTGCTGGTGGTGCAGCACCCAGTTTTCAGCAACAGCAAGCTCGGCGCGGAGGCTGGCGAGTTCGGCGGCAATGCGCGTTTCCACCATCTTCTGAATCTGCTCCTCAAACGAGGCGATCAACAACTTTGCAGCCTCTTGCGTGGCTTCATCAGCGGACAATCCTTCGCCCGTAACTAGGCGACCATCGTGAGTGATGCGGAGCACTTCGCGGTTCGCCGTATTAAGGGTTATCGAAGAGGCAATTTCACTTAACGGGGAATCGGGATATTTGTAGTTCATTTGATTTCTTCTCCTGCTAGACGGTTGTTGTTAAAATGGTCGAGGCCACGGGCAATATCGCCGCGACCTACGAACTGACCCCAGACGTTAGTCTGGATGCCCTTTTCGCATTTTGAGGAAGAGCGTTCCTTACGTTTGCGGATTAAATCGGTCTCTGCGCGGCTTCGTTTGTACACGTCCTGACGTTTAGCGGCGATGCCTTTGGTCGTCGTCATAGGGCTTTTACGGTCTGGGGGTGTTTCAGTGATTCCTCGATTTGCTCTTTCGTAAAACGGTTCAGAAGCCCGATCATTTTGTGGTGATTCATCCAGCAGCGTTTATCGACGTAGAGGTCGTATCCCGCCTCGCGCATGATCTTGCTCAGGTAAAAGTCCTCCGAATAGCGGCGACGGTTGAAGACACCCATCTTGGTGATTTCGTACCCGACTTCGCCACGGTACTCCGCATCCTCGATGACAAACTCATCCTCGGGGCGTATCAGCTTTTCCAGCACATCCCACGTCAGTGACAGGGCACCGGTGCAGACTTCTTCGACAACGTGGTAAGTGTGACCCTCAATCAGCTTACCTTGGAAGCTCCACCGGAGATAGCTGTCGGAAAGCGGGTAGCAACCGGCCACGACATCCATATTCGAGTCCCAAAGCAGTTTCAGCTTCTCCGGCGTCCACGACAGATCCGAGTCGAGGAACTGCAACCGCCCCGCGTCGCTGCGCGTCCGCCAATGGTGGAACGCCAGATTCCGCGCATGACACACATCACATCCCCCGAATGGGATGATATTAACTTCGTAGCCGATTTCCGCTGACCTCAGTAACGAGAACAGGGTTTCCCAACGGAGCATCCCGTCTTTGATCGGGATGGCGATTAACACTTTTTTAGGATTTCGTTTCATCCCCCTCAGCAAGATACAACTTTTGTATCATCGTCAACTCTGTTATTGCACAAAAGTTCGGGCGCAGCCCGCCCACGGGGAATTGGGCGGGCTGCAATTATCTCTTGCAGTTTTTTCCCAAACAGACGATACGCAGTCAAGATGACCGCTATCGCTACCCGGCTCAATACTTTGACGAATCTGATCGAAGGCACGTTTGCGCAAGGCAACAACCTCAACCAGACGATTGCGTACCCGTTCACACTGGGCGAAGGCAACGCTTACACCCCATGCACGCTGAACCGCATTTTGCTTTCCTACTCGTACATGAGTCAGGGGCTGGTGCAGACGGTCATCCGCCAGCCGGTCGATGACGCTTTTCGGGGCGGGATCAACATCAAGACGAACGAACTGAGCGAGGACGAGATCAAGAGTCTGCTTCTGGACTTCAAGCGTTCGCGCAAGCCCAACCGCAAGCTGTCCCGCAAACTCAACCCGAACGCCGCTATCAACGAAGGCTATTCGGATATGCGCGTGGCGAAAGACGTGCTGTGCTGGTCGCGGCTATTCGGCGGCTCGGGCCTGATCGTCAACACGGCGCAGGACTTCCGCACCCCTCTGAACGTGGAGGCGATCAACGAGGATACGCCGCTGGAGTTCATCGCCGCCGACCGCTGGGAGTTGATCCTCTCCCAGATGAACATTTTCGATCCGCGCAACCCGTGCCCGTTCAACTTTTACGGCGCACCGCTGCATCGCAGCCGCGTCATCAAGGTGCTGGGCGCAGAGGCACCCAGCTTCATCCGTCTGCGGCTTCAAGGCTGGGGCTTCTCGGAGATCGAGCGATGCGTCCGGGCGATCAACTCGTTCGTAAAATTTGAGAACGTTATCTTCGAGTTGCTGGATGAGGCCAAGATCGACGTGTACAAGATCCAAGGCTTCAACGACAGCCTCCTGACCGACGACGGCACCGCGAACACCCAGAAGCGCATCGCACTGTCCAATCGCCTCAAGAATTACCAGAACGCCCTCGCGATGGACGTGGAGGATGACTACACCCAGAAGCAGCTCTCGTTCGGCGGGCTGGCGGAGATCTGGAACGAACTCCGACTCAATCTCTCCTCGGCTCTAAAAATCCCGATGAACAAGCTGTTCGGCCAATCGGCTACCGGCTTCGGCGGCGGCGAGGACGCACTGGAGAACTACAACGCCATCGTTGAGCAGATCCGCGAAGACGCCAATCCGGTCATCAGCGAGATCCTCGACCTGCGTTGCCAGCAGAAGTTTGGGTTCATCCCCGAGTACGAACTCATGTGGGAGCCGCTCAAGATTCTCGACGGCGTGCAGCAGGAGCAAGTCTTGGCTTCCAAGCAAACGCGCATCCTCGAACAGTTCCGCGAGCGTCTGCTCACGGGCGTCGAGGCGTCCAAGGTACTCAAAGCCGAAGGTCTCCTTCACATGGACACCGAGGTCTCCAAGGGTCTGCGCGACGTTGAGCCGATGCAGATGCTGGAGATGCAGCAGAACGCCGACGCTCCGAACACCCAGCCAGATGGTAAGAAGTCTGACAAGTGAC